ATTTTAGAATCCAATTGTTGCATAACAACAATCTTATGCAAAATAGAAATGGTCGAATTTAGTGTGTGAGGGATAATCATGAGTAATCGATATTCGAAAACCGGATTCACTGCAAGAGAAACATCAACATTAAACAAACTTAGATCAGAATTGTTTAGGATCTACAACAATAGACAAGGAAAAAATGACAGTCAACAATCTTTGATTCGATTGCTCAGAGCGGCCGAGCATATTGAAACTTCACTTATTCTGGCTGAAAGGCACAAGACTTCGAAGTAGAGATGCAAGCTTGCACCTCTAGAATATGCAGTACAACGTTTTTTCCTAGCTTCTCGAAAGCTTTTGTTCACAACATCAACGTATTACCGTTGTCTGCAAACTTGCGTGGTGGTGGATATTGTCTAATTGTTCCAGCAGTTACACCTTCAACATCCATCAGAGTAATCCACTCAGGTAAATTGTTGGCCGCATCTCCAAACGCTTGGTCATAACCAACCATAGTAACTGCAGATTTGAAAGCACCTTGTAAAGTACCCAAGTCAACCATATCTTGATTTGCATTTGAAGCAACTCTGTTGTAATATCTTAGAGCTGTAGTTCCGCTGATCATAAGTTCCGGCCTTACTCCACCATATTTCCACATAGGGAATGTGTAACCTTCGATACGATCAGCCGGGTAAACTACTGCTGTATCTGTTAGCTTTTTTATTTGTGAATCTAAAAATTCAGCATACTTACCCATAGCAGAAGAGGCGGCAGAAGATTTTTTCTTATCTACTCGCATAAATACACTGAAATTAATATTGAGTGGAATATCAGGAACATTCCATACCATTACTGTAACATACACATGGGGACTAAACCATTTCGAAGTTGGTGTTGCCGCAACATTGTCATTAGGAAATCTTGCTTTCCATATTTTGTTACTTTGTTGATTGTTGTTTGCTACTATACCAGTAAGTCCTATTTCTTTGTAAAGTACATTAGGTTCACCAGCAGATTGACCGCCACCCGGAAAGAATGCAATAGGTCCAGTACCGCCAAAACCCCACTCTCCACCAATTTGTTGCATTGGATAAGGTGATACATACAACTGATATGCTACATTTGGTTCATATCCAGCATCAGTTTTTAGAGGCATTTCCAAATTATCGTTAAACACATCTACGCTAAGCATATCATATCTGAAACCATCTTCAAGATTAATTTGCTTTGTCATATATCCAAACCCTGATCCATCAGGTGTTACACTACCTTGAATTGTATCTCTAATGTTTATGATCGGCATTACTTCTTCCCCCTTGTCTTTCTAAATTGCACAGCCATTTTCTTCAAGTTTAGTTTACCATTCTTGAATTTTATTTGATTCTTCTTGTTCTTAACGTACCTGTTCCATGCGCTTAGTTTGCGCTTTTTTGGCTTTTCCATTAGACCAGGGGATGACTCCAAAACTACCTCTCCAGCTACTTGAGAATCAGTTTTCATAATCGGCATTATTACTTCGCCTTCTTTGATGTAGATCTGAAACGTTGGTTCCTTACCTTGTAGCATCAAACTGTATTGATAAGCTGGAATAGCTATCATATCAATAGGTACAATTCGCTCACCATCTGCAAGCACGAATCCGAGTAACCCGCCAGCGACAGCACCTCCAGCAGCACCAAGAGGCCCAAGAGCTGAACCAAGCGCCGCACCTTCCAATGCCCCCAAGCCTGCTTGAGCATATGGATTGCTAATTGCTTCCTCTGCCGCTCTTGCTCCGGCCGCAATTCCTGCACCTCTAGCAAACTTGGTTTCGCTTATTTTAGCGAGAGCCTTCTTACCGATTTTACCCTTAACCAAGTATAGACCCCCTTCAAAGGTCCATACCCTGTGCTAGGAGTTCGTTCATGCGTTCTGTAGTTACACTGATAGGTTCTGCAATCAACATAATGTCTAATTCTAGAGTTGCAGACTCTTCTTCTGACCATAGATCAGCGGCTACTCCAATTAGTAGATCGGAAACTACAGTAAATCCTTCAGGATGCAAATCCTTTGGACCGTAGAAACGCTCTGTTGTAATGAAATTAGGTGTAGTACCAGCAGGAGTAACACCAACAGATGACAAAGCTTCGTAAACACACAGTACATCTGGAGAAGCTATTCCTACATCAGCGGCGTTTTCGTATGCTCTTGTAGTTGCATAAAGCTTGATTGCGGATTGTGCACCTACTGAACCACCGCTAGATTGGAAGTCAGCAACAGGTTTGAAGAATCCTGTGTTACCATTACTAGGTTGTCTCAGCTGAAAGCGAACTTCCTTGATCGCTAATCCATCACGAGCAACAGGATTAACATAAGCAGACAAATCTATTCTGCCGTAAAGTGTTGTTCTGTCACCACTACCATCTAAATCAAATTGCATTCTGTCACGTAAGATGACATCTCCTCGGTTTTTTGCCATACCCTATCATAAAAGGCTGAATCTTATTATATTTCTTCTTACACTAGTCTTGAACATCTGGGCCGTCTTGGCGTGGATTTGGGGCGTAGTCCCATGAATCTAGACCTGTCATGGTCTTTTTTGGGATTACTTACTTAAGTAAAGTCGGTTTAGGGTCAAATATGGCGCAAATAACCATAGACGAAAACGGTTGGATTAATCCAACATGCCCAAAATGTGAATGTGTGATGGAGTTTAACTATCACAAATGGCTACCGGCCAAACATTCACACCCCGACTTAAATTTATATTGCCGACACTGTCATTTTGCAGTAGAAATTTATCCTGCAACTACTGACTCTAGTATAAATCGTAAACCGGTTGAATATAGAATTTACAATTCGCCAGATCCAGAAGATACGGAGGAGGAGTAATATGCATGCAAACCGTACCTTTTCTCTGAAAGTTTCCACGATCCAAGAGTTGAATGACAAAGTTCGACCAAAACTTAGATCTAAATTTGTTCAGAGAGCAATTGAAGAAAGATTGAATCCACAAGAAATTGACCATTCCCTATTAGGTACTAGACGCTTGATGTTTTTACTACTATCTAGGGATGTATCTGAATTTGTAAAAAGAGTTGTTGCGCAAGAACTAGGCGTTGATGTGGAGGGATATTTATGAACTGTTGTTGCGGAAAATCAGATGGATATTATGTTCACAAAATTACTGACACTCATGTTATTTTAGAATCCAATTGTTGCATAACAACAATCTTATGCAAAATAGAAATGGTCGAATTTAGTGTGTGAGGGATAATCATGAGTAATCGATATTCGAAAACCGGATTCACTGCA